ACTCCAGCAGCTTCTGTCCAGTCGCTGGCTGTTAAGTATATAGCTACGTTCCCATTATGATCAGAGATATAGATCTTTTCAATAGTACCTATATCTGTAATAGTGGACCCAAACTGATCTTTTAGGTCATTGTTTGCAATTCTACCTGCAATAGTCGTGCAGCTGGTAGAAATACTTAAGTATTTTACATCTTCTACTGAGGCCATGATTGCTAGATTAAAAATAGGGGCAGGCCAATTCCCGCCCCCATTTTATTTTTTAGAAAGATCAGAACTGGAAGCGCTGATCAGCGTCGAACACAGTAGCAGTAGCAGTCAAGTTGAATACTGTGTCAATGTTCGTATCAGTATCAATCATTGCAGTGCCGCTGTCAGATGCATAGATAACAGCCTGATTCAACGAACCTGCGGGAGCAATACCCGTGGAGTTTGGCCAGTTGTGCTCATACTCGATGACAATCTTGTGGTACTGATTATTTGCAACAGTGTACGTAGCCACGTTATCGGGCAAGTACATACGGTTGAAGTTACCTGAGCGGTAGCGGCAACGAATCTCTTCGCCGTGCACCTGCCAGTCGTTACCCACACCAAGAACTTGTCCGGTAGTGGCGACACCAACAGTATTAGCACCAGATCCTACAATCTCCTTACCATCTTTATCCAAGACAATAACGTCGAAGATGAATCCAACGTGCTTGGACTGGAGGTCAAGAGACGTGCCAGGACCAGTATTGGTAACAGTTACAAGTTGATTCATCAACTCGTTGGCCTCAATAGCAGTCTTACCTGCTGAGCAGAAAGTAGCTGTAGAAGTGCAGTCAAACTCAACGTTAATAGCCTTATGGTTAGTAGTGTTGAAAGCACCCAGCGGGAAGGGATCCGTACCACTCAAGATAGAGTAGTTGGTTCCCTCCTGATCGTAGTAGCTCAGCTGGTCAGTAGGAGTTGACCGAACGATAACCTTCAGCGTGACAGTACTAACTGCAGCGCCGGTAAAGGTGGCGTTAGGGGTAACAACTACTTTGTGACCTGCGGTCGCAACAAACGGATCAAACTGGATTCTGCGAATGTTTCCAGTGTTGATGATTGGGCTAGCAAGAGGGTTTCCAGCTGTGCCTTGCACGATTTGGATATCTCTTTTTGCCCACACAGCACCAGTCCACAAAGCAGTGTTCATGTAAGTACCAGCACCATCGAGAGCCCAAACACCCACATTGCCAGCGACGGGAGCGGTAAATGCATCCGCTGAACTCTGTAAACTTCCAGTGTTTAGAATAAACACCTGATTTAAATTGGTTCCCATTTTATTATTTTTTTAGGGATTAAACTTCAAATTTATTCACTCTCTAGGACTTCCCTAGATTGTGAGTTATACCTCGGGTCCGATATGGCCTCCAGTATGCTTTGCACTGCCATCTCCACGATCTCATCATGAGTGTGGGGAGCCAGCTCACAACCTCTTCCTAAAGTAATATCCATAGGAATTGGTCGTCTAATATATTTAATATCAACGAAGGTAGTGAAAAAAGTATTATCACTATGTACGTCGATAAAGTTTTCCTGTATCGTATATTTTATTCTATCGTATGTGGGAGAGTTAAATGGATCTCCCATCAGCTTGTACAAGTCATCGTGTTGTACATACGACATCATTTCTCTTTGTCTAGTTCCTGCTCCAGCAAACGCTCGTGCTGTAATAATAGCAGGGTATTCTATTGCATGTTCTACTTCTACTGTATCTGTAGCATCTAATGGATTGGTCCATGTAGCTGTTACATCAATCGTAGAAAGAGCTCCTGTAAGCAATAATATGAGGGTGTTGGAGTCACTTGCGGGAGTGAGTTCACTAGTAGCTAACACATCTATGTTCAATGCGTTAGTGGTATTCATCTGATCTGGTGTAGATACAGCAGGAGCGATGTTGGTAACGAACGTTTGATCGTAGTTCTCCTTATTCTTCAAGTAATCAATATCCATACCCTCTGCATTGGATATCAACACTACTGCGTTACTATTAAGCCTAGTTAAAATCCAACCAGGATTAGGAGGAGTAAGGCTGATACTAACTTGGTTAAAGTTGAAGTTAATCGTTATGTACGGTATCGTAGCATCACACTTATAGTAGCTATCACTAAGAGCGTTCACCAAAAACATATAGTCATTTGGTAGTGTAGCTCTGTCTGTAAAGAACCCAGTGATTGATTCTCCGTAGTAGAAGCACTTTAACCTTGCATCGACTACGAGTGCACGTAGATCGTCAATGCGTTTTTGAGATTGTTCAAATCCATCACGGTACTTATTGCCCATAGGGCTGTAGCGCTGCTTGATAAATGATTCTACAGCACCATTAAGCTCGTGGTCAATCTCTTGGGGTAAGAGATTGTCAACCTGGAAAGATGCTATTTTCTGCACCCCCAGGTTGACTGCTATATGCATCTCTTCTATTGTCATTTAACTTCTTTCAGTTGAGCTCTCATAGCATTTACTTGCCCTGAGTTCTTTTTGTTATTGAAGTATACAATTGCGTCAGTAATATTCTCACCTATGGTTTCATCACCATAGATAATTTGATTACCAATGGTACGGAGAACGTTTGCTTGTACCATCTCTTCGATCTCTGCGCGCAAGTCCAAGTGCTTGTCAGTACTGTACTTAAGGAACAGCGCAGGCTTATCGTTTTTGATGTTGTACAATTGGTTTTCAATCTCCATATCAGTCAGTGTCTCAGGGTTAGATCCTTTAGATAACAGACGCATTAATCTGCGCATCTTATCAAAGTCACTAGATACCTTAATAAACTCCTTGTCAGCTTCCTTCTTAAGCTTGACTTCGGTGTTCTTTTTGAGCAGATCTCTTTGAGGATCGTAGATGTAGAAGCGCTTAGCTCCGTCATCTTGCATAGCCTTCTCAGAGTCTGCTACTTGTCTATGCTTCAAGCACCACTTCCAAGTAATGTAATCCATTACATTTTCAGGGTTACCTGCTTCATCGACTGTGATGTTGAGCTCCACTCCTTCGAATGGTACCTTCAACGTCATGCTGGCCCAGAAGTCTTTCTCCTGTTTAGGCCATTGTTCGTGTCCGGGTGGGACATCGAGTATAGAGGCTAAGAGCTTATGAGACTCTTCACCTTCAACTCCTCTCAAGGGCTGTCTACCTACGTAGATGCTACCTATATTGACTTTGGCGCCTGCTCTTACTTCTTTAGGAAGATGATTCAGGACTTCTTTTCTGCGGATAAATATTTTACGCATGGTTTAATTGTTCTTTTAGAGTTTAGAAAGAATAACTAAGCTGTTCTTTTGTAAGAAGAATAACTTAAGTCTTTGATGGTAAGCGGGGGAAGCCACCTATGCAGCCTCCCCCTATGCAAACCAAACACAAATTACGATGCCACACACTGGAGATCGAGCGAGGTATCGAATCTGCGGAGCAGGATACCAGCTGTCTTCAACATGTGTACAGACGCACCGTCTATGTCACTAGCGCGAGTATCGCTGTCTGAGAAGCCCTTCGGCACAACAGAACCAGCAACAGCCCAACGCAACATTTCACGACCCTTCTTATTGATCATCTGGAGATTGTTCTCTCCGTCGTAAGAAGACTGGTCAACAAACGTCATTCTGTAGCTCTCCAGCGGGAGACCGCTTTCCGGATGCTTAACAGAAGCCTGAGCGACAGGACCGTGGTCAAACAAAGGAACCTTAACTACGTTCACCCGGTGACCATCAATGTGGTCATAAGAGGTGAAGTAACCCGTGATACCAAGGTTACGACCGCTTCCGGTAATAAACTTGGACTCAGTGGTCTGTAAGTAAGGAGTACCGCTGTAGTAGTTACGCAAAGCCTTATCGAACTCACGTGCACCACCAACACCAGTGTACAGAGTAACCTGCTTATCAGTAGCGTCAGTCATACCATAGAACAGGTCTCCAATAACGTTCTCAATCTTCTGCTGAGTCAACGTAGAGTAGGTGTCCTTGTTGATGATCTGCTCAAACAAACCAGGACCTGAAACAACAGGCTGGCCGTTTTCGTCAAGCATCTCATTGGTGCCGTTACTACCGTAGGTCTTCTGACCATACCAGTAATACATCTCGCACTCCTCCTTGAACTTGAGCATGTGGCGGTACTCTTCGTAGTCCATCCAAAGCTTAGTCTTGCTACCCTCTTTCGTGGGGAGCTCGAACTGAGCAACGTAATCCTTAGCATTACCAGAGAAGTGGTAAGACTTACGGACCGTTCCAATCTTAGAACGAACGAGACCGGGAGCTGCCCAGTTAGAAGCGTTACCTCTAGAGAAGTCGATTCCAACGTTAGCATACAGCATACCCCAGAGTGCACCTGCTGCGTAGTCAGCGGCGGGAACACTAGCTTGGTCAGGAGACACAAGCTTCAAAGAGTACTCATATCCACCAGCAACAGGCTTAGGCTGCTCCATAATACGAGCGAGCACACCTGACTGAGATACAAGAGTGTACGGGAAAATAAACCACTTGTCAGGGAATACAATTCTAAAGATTTGTCCACCTGCACCGGAAGCACCTCCGGATACAACCGGACGAACATTCACCTCGTGAGTTTTAACACGGTACTCATATTCAAAGCGGTCGATAGACTTAGTGTTACCAACACCCTCCGTAAGGAAGGACAGTGGGAACTTCTTTTCTTCTCTGCCTGCGAGATGAGTAATAATTGGGGAGAGCTCCTCGGGCTTCTCCATAAGCGCATTGACCAACGAGTTCGTGTCGGTCATCTGCTGGTCGTTGTAGTACGTTTTCAGTACTTGAGTTAGAGCCATGATTTAGAAATTAAAGTTGTTGTTGTAATATTTATTTAGAATATGCTTTCAAGATCTAAGCCGTCCAGGTCGACCGCTGAGGATCTCCTTTGTTGCTTGCGTGCACTCTTTACCCTCTCCTCGTTAGAGATAATCCTATCTCTAAGATTTCTTGCTGCCTGAGTCTTCGCTTTCTTTTCAATCACACCGTTAAGGTCAAACCCACTATAGAGCATATAATCTATAGCTAGCTTGATATCTGTACCTGCTTCTTGGTAATCGAGTTCTCTTTGAGTCTCTCCATTACTTCCTACGGGTCTAGATATATAATCGAAGAAGTTTGATTTTTCTCTGTCTGGGATTCTTACCCCAGCAAATTCATTTCCGGATTCGATAGTTTCTGCTACCTCATTCCAGAACTGTTGTTGTTCTTGTTGGTACTGCTGATATTGTTGTTGTTGTTGCTCCATCATCATTTGCTGCTCCTGTTCTTGAAGCTCTGCTAAATGTGCCTTTGCTTTCTCAGCATTCCCATACAGCTTACCTGATGCCTCATAGGTATCAATAGTATCCTGTATGAATTCACTGTCGTGTCCTTTTACCTGCAAGAACTGCGCTAGTACTGCTCGTTGCATACCAACGTTATCTTCGTCAATAGCAATTGAGTTATAATCAACTTGCTGTCCCTGTCTTTGAAAGAACTCACGGGAATCCCCTCCCGCCATTACGTAGTCAAGATGCTGCTGAACTTCGGGGAACTGCTCAAACAATGAGTTTAGCTGGTCCTCTGCAGTATTTTGAGAGAGGTCTCTTACAAATTCAGTAAGTCCTTCTACTGAGTCTTCGTAATCTCCTTCTATGTCAAACCCTAAGGTTTTAGCTACCTCAAAGGCGATACTGCTAGGTTCCTCACCTCCTTCATCGTCTTCTTCGTACTCGTCTTCAACGTAGGTTTCTTCTTCAGGCTGCTCATAATAATCATCATCATCCTCCTCGTCTCCCACTAGTGGGTCTACGTTTTCATCTTGTACGTCTTTTTCAACTTCTTCAACAACGTCCTGCACGTCATTTACTGTGTCGACTCCATCACCCAGTACGTCGTCTAGGGTAAGGGACTCTATGTTTAATTTATCGTCTGGCTGCATAATTACAAATGTATTTAGTTTATGTGTTACTGTATAATGTAAAATTATTTTTTACAGGCTTGTTATAATATATCACTTTCGTAGTTTAAAGTACTTTCGCATGTGACGTTTTCCGCCCCTTTTAGCTACGTTTTGTGGTACGTTATTGTCTCCTTCGTAGGCTATTGTGTTCAACATCTTAAAAATAGCATCCTTACTGTAGCCTGTATTAAGTTCGCCATAAGGATAATTATTCTTTCCGGTATCTTTGAGGTAGTTATCAAACTGCTCTTTTGTTACTGGAGAATTAAATACATCTATTCCTCTGTTGTACAAATCCCGTCTTATGTCCATTATACGTGCTCTAGTTTCCGTAGGTTTTTGTACGTATTCTCTATATGCATCTGTAGTCCATTCCACCTCTCCCCCTCTCTCGTCTGAGGATCTAAATCCCTGCATCATATCAACATCTGCCGAGGGGAATACACTTCTATCGGAAGCATGAGATCTTTCATGGACTCCTGTTCCTAAAAGTTTGTCAGTAAGTTTGCCACTATAGTAAGGATTATATGAAGTACTGCTAGTCGACGGTCGAAAAAATGCTCGTATTGATGTGTCGTCTCTTCCTAACATGGTTAGAAACTCATCCTCGGTTGAAACTGGGTCGTAAGATGTACTAAGCACGTTCTTATTTCTTTCATTGGTTCTTTGTTTTGTTTGATCCTTAGCAATGTATCGATTAAGCAGGTCGCCGCCTCCCCACAAGTCCAATGCATAAAAAATATTTCCTTTGTCTGATGCTCTGTTTGATCTCATATAGCTGTCCGTGAGCATTTGTTGTGCCATTGGAGAGTTGTTCCATTCCAAGTTAAAGAGTGTGCCTGCAGTGTCAGCAAACTTTGCAGGATCGTCTTCTGGCATTTCTCTTATGACATCTACTATGCCTGGCATCCCCATTGTACGCACTCGTCTTTCCCCCGCACTTTGTAATTTTCTAGGGCCCCCACCTTTTTTGTACTGAGTGTTGCCTGCGGCTTGAGACATGCCGTATCCTACACCTGTAATACCAGTGGCGTATTTCATTATGTCGAGATAGTTCAATGCATCTGTAATATCGTCTCCTGTTACTTTCATGACGTCGAATATCTCATTGGTTTGACTTCCAGGGAGTCTTTTAGCTTCTTGCAAGAACTCTTTTGCAAAAGCTGGATCATTTCCAACTTTATTCATCGCATCTTCTATCCCCTTCAAGCTGTACAAGTCTGTCCCAGGCATGTTAGAGTTATTCATAAAGTGAGCTCTTGATTCTAAAGCTCTTGCTTGTATTTCTGAACCCCTCGAGCTTAATAGATAATCATTGTGAGGCATACCCGTGTACTGAGCATCTCTAGTTATTGGGGAGATGAGTTTTTTGTTTAACTCTTCTACTTGCAGTGGAGTCATATGAGTTACAACGTGGTGTCCCGCTTCATGCCTAGCTGTAGACTGCGCACCAAACAAGAATTTATTCATATCAGCCTGCAGTGGTGATGGTGTTGCTACCTTGAGCTCTTTTCCTATATCTCGATAGACACCAAGTACGTTATCGTCTCTAGTTTCCAGAGATACATTAGGAGGATTTTTTGCTCTTACTCTAAGTGTAGAAAGATATCTGTCTGCAATATCCTCACCTGCATTAGAACTATTTGATACTGGTCTGAATGGAAGTTGCGCTGAATTAGGATCTAATACTGAACTTGCCGACATATGTTGGAGCCTGAGTTCTTGGTTAGCTGCGTTTACAGCAG